CATTGGCCTGATCGTACCTCAAAAGTTAAGGCTTTTAGAGCACATTTGGATAAGATCGTTAAGTCATAATAGCTATCATGATGGCCAATTGTATCATATTATATACATAAAGGCCATTATTGTATACAATATGAAACAAAATAAATCCTTTATAAATCAATAACTTATGAAAAACCGCTAAAAAAGGCGGTTTTTTTCATATCATGAAATGGCCTGCAAGCCATATCCCGCAAACCTGTCCAGGTACCATAGCCCGCAAGCCATAGCGGGTAACCATTTCCCGCCTATTTACTTTTACCCGTTTCTGGTGTATAATATCTCTATACAGTGAAAAAAGGAAAGGTAATATGAATATAACAAACAGTCAGTTAAATGCATTAAGTGTTGATGAGTTAACACGTTTAAACAGAATGGTAGTAGCAATGATTAAGACTAAACACGCTGATGATAATCGTACAGCGATCTATAGTTTTAGAGCAGGCGATCGAGTTAAGTTTAGTTCGCCAAGATCAGGCGTATCTTACACAGGTGAAGTTACAGAAGTAAAGCGTACTAAAGTTGTAGTAAAAACACCTGCAGGTAATTATTTAGTGCCAGCATCAATGCTAAATAAATGCGCATAAGCCCTGTACAGCGGGTTAAATTTGTGGTATAATATTACTATGGTTACATTTGAAACAGTTTAATTTTATTGGAGATTTATATAATGGCTAGAATTGCAAAACCTTTTACAGCAGAATTCGTACAAACATTTGAAGCTAAGTTCTTTGAAATGTTCCCTTCAGTTAAGACTGATGGTTTATTAACACGTAAACAAGTAGTATCAACTATGCGTGTTCTTGGCACTGATGAATACCCTATGTGGTTGTTACAGGAAAAAAATCGTAAAGATCGTGGTGTATACAAACTCGCTGAGTATGTTCCACCAGTTCCTAAAGCACCTAAGCAAGTTGCTAACAAAGCGACTAAAGGTAAGTCTTCAGGTCCGTCAGTTAACTCACAGCGCTGGGCCTCAGGCAAAGCACCTTTGAAAACATCTCAAGTTAAACCTAAGATGGAGTCTAATCCCGGTGCCTTTGATGACTCAGTAACCTATGATGATGTTGCCTCATTACGTAGTGAATTTGGCCTAGGCGAGTTCCGCAACACATTAGATTAATTTTTGATGAGTACTAGCATCCACGACGCTAATGCAGCATGACGGATATAGCGGTACATATTGAATCTGACCACAACTCGTGAGAGTTGCCATAGGTCTCCGCATGGAGTAAGCGGACTTATTTTGGAGTACATATGATTGATCAAAAAGATAGAATTCTTGAAAAGTTACGTTTAGGTAATTGCACTGCAATATTTTTGAAGGCAGACGGAACGCAGCGTACTATGCTTTGCACTTTACAAGAATCTCAGATCCCAGAAAGCGCTCGACCAAAAGGTGAGGTGAAAAAGAAGAGCGATGACGCTCTCGCTGTATGGGATATTGAGAAGCAAGCGTGGCGCTCGTTCCGTTATGACTCGCTCGAGCAGTTTATCTAATATACAGCGGGCATTGAATGTGTTATAATAGATGTATAGTATAAACAAAGGATAACAATGGCAATTAAAATCGACGGCAAAACTTTTCGTGCACCAAAGAAACGTATCACTAATCCACTCATGTTGGATGAAAAGTATACAGGTGAAGAACCACTTTGGCATGGCGTAGAGTTTAAAGATGAGTCAGAGCGTAAGATCGCCATCATGCGTACTATGCACTATTATAACTATTTCAACAACGGTCGCGTTTTTAAAAAGGATGTGATTAAATATGCGAAGGATGAACTAAAGTATGATAAAGAAAAATTGGAATTGCTTTCAATCTCTCCTGATTGGGCTTGTAAGATTCAATCCGGATCTCTTCTCCGTATGCGCAGCAGGGGCTTTCATCTTAGGGACAGCGAGTTTCAGGTAATTCACGACAACATTAAACAAATGATTGATCTCGGTGTTGAAAAGATCAAGCAAGATATTGTTGATGAAGAAGATCCTAACTTCAAAGCTAAAGCACCTGTTGTAAGCGTACAAGATCGCATTAAGATTAAGACAAACGAAACAGTAATCACTGAGCTTGAAGGTTTACTTGATGAGTGGATCAAAGGTGAATCACCATCAGTTGACGTCATTGAATTGATGAAAGCGGCCTTATTGCCTACTCAAGCAGTCAAATATGTGGTAGATTGGGCAGAAAAACAGTTGTTTGAGTTGCAAGAAGCTATAGATAAATTAGATCCACAATTAGTGGAGGCCTATAGTCATCTATCAACAAAAAGAAAAAAGGATTTCGTAGGCTGGTACGAGGGTATTATTGCAGATGCTAAGCGCTTTGGTGCTAACACAAAAACTGTACGTAAGACCCGTGTTAAGAAACCCACCTCAGTAGAGAAACAACTCTCTAAACTGAAATACTTAAAGGAGTCGCCCGAAGATAAATTAGTTTCTATCAATCCGTCTCAGATTATTGGTGCAACAGAACTTTGGACTTATAACATCAAGTACAAAGCGTTGACGAGATATATCGCTGAGTCAGGCGCTGGATTCGAAATCAAGGGTACGACCCTCACTAAGTACGATCAATCCACATCACTAACACGTAAATTACGTAAGCCTGAACAGACGCTGGCTGAAGTACTCACGTCATCAAAGACAAAAGCAGCAAAGTGTTTTGATGCATTGACTACTAAGCCAAGTGTACCAAATGGACGGATGAATGAAGATACAATCATTCTGAAGGCAAACAAATAACGATGGTAAAAACAACATTACGTAAACCTAGTACATGGATGATAATATTATTAGTTGGAATTCTTGCAGTATCGATTGTTCCAGCAGTTAAGAATATTAACATCCCACTTGATGAAACGGATGTATATTGTTTAACGAGGAACGCCTATTACGAAGCTAAAGGCGATTCTCAAATGAGTCAGATTGCAGTAACACACGTAGTTTTGAATCGTATGAATGATCCAAAATTTCCAAAGAAAGCGTGTGAAGTAGTGTACCAAAAGAATAAAGCTGATGCTAACTCCACTGTGTGTCAGTTCTCTTGGTATTGCGATAAGCGTATGATGGGGAAAGTTATCGATCCAATTGGATGGGAACAATCATACAAAGCTGTTGAAAAAGCTATAAAGATTTATTATCACAGAGGTGTAGACGTGACTGAGGGATCAACCTTCTATCATGCATACTATGTTAATCCAGGCTGGCACCGATTAGAAAAAGTAACAAAGATTGGTAGCCACATATATTATAAAGCGAATGAAGAATGTCAGAACAACCAGAAGGCGTGTACACAAAAAAGTCTTTCTCGGATTTAATTGAGAAGCGTGTAAGAGACGATCGATCTTCATATCTTGATGCTATCATTGACGTATGCAAAGAAAGAATGACAGATCCTGAAGATGTAGTAAAGTTATTGAGTAATCCCATTAAAGCTAAGTTAGAAGCTGAGGGTATGAATCTTGGTTATTTAAAGAGGACAAATGAATTACCGTTCGAATGAACCGTTTGACGCTTATAAGATTTACATTGCTTGTAAGCTTCACTTTGAATCTAAAACATATGATTACTTCAAATACAATGGTAAGTCAAGCGTAACACCTAAATCATTCTTTGCAAGACGTGATAAATTCTTCTTTGCGAAGGTAGTGAAGAAGTATGGACTAGATGAGTTACCTTACTTCTTTGCATGCAACTTTGCTAAGCACGGAACAAAATGGATCGGCAGTATGCATGATGATGGCGCTGACGAAACATATAAGCAATACAAAGCATTATTAGAATCATTTACATATCGCTTTAAAAACGATATAGATAAGTTATTAAGCGAAACAGACTTCAAGAGTCTCTTTGTTATTGAAGACGGACAACATCCTGTATTAGTTACTAAATTAATACGAGAAGAAATCCCACTTGAAACTTTTGTAGTATTGAATCGCTTTTTGAACTTCATGCCTAAGTTCGATGAGAATATAAAGGATCCAATTATTTGGCCTGACTTATCTCAGAAGATACGTAAGTATGATAAGTTCATTTCGGTGAATAACTCTAAAGTTGCAGAGGCATTAAAAGATTGTTTACAATCAAATGTTTCTGTGATATAATAGTTATTCCATACTCTGTAAAATATGTTAATATAAGGAAAACATACGATGTCTTTAGATCATTTACGCAAAAATCGCATGAGCGATATCAATAAACTCGTTGCAGCCGCTGAAAAAGTTGGTGGTAACGCAGGTCAACAACAAGCCTCTTACGAGGATAATCGATTTTGGAAACCAGAAGTAGACAAAGCAGGTAACGGCTTCGCTGTTCTTCGCTTCTTGCCTACACCAGCAGGTGAAGACCTACCGTGGACTCGTTATTGGGATCATGGCTTTCAAGGTCCAGGCGGTTGGTACATTGAGAAGTCATTGACTTCAATTGGTCAGAACGATCCAGTTGGTGAAGTAAACACTAAGCTTTGGAATTCTGGTTTGGATAGCGATAAGGAAATTGCACGTAAGCAGAAGCGTCGTCTTCACTACGTTGCTAACGTACTTGTGGTAAGCGATCCAGCACATCCTGAGAACGAAGGTAAGGTATTCCTATACCAATTCGGTAAGAAGATCTTTGATAAGATGATGGATGTAATGCAACCTCAATTCCAAGACGAGGAGCCAGTTAACCCATTCGATCTTTGGGAAGGCGCTAACTTTAAACTTAAGATTCGTAACGTTGAAGGCTATCGTAACTATGATAAGTCTGAGTTCGATAAGAAGTCTGCAGTGTCTGCTGATGAATCAGAATTGGAAGCAATTTACGCTAAGGTGTATTCATTGAAGGAGTTTACTGATCCTTCTAAGTACAAGACTTATGATGAGTTGAAGGCTAAATTGGAACGCGTATTGGGTGGTACTGCACCACGTACTACTGCGGAATCAATTACTCTTGACGAAACAGCGTCAGCTCCAAGTGTAGGTAAATCAAAGTTTGCACCAATCGAGGCTGCAGATGATGGTGATGATGACACAATGAGTTACTTTAGTAAGTTAGCTAACGAGGCATAATTGTCCGGTAGGTACAAGAAAAAGAACTGCCCCAACTGTGGTGTTGAGCACCGTGGTCGGGGCTTTTTCTGTTCTGTGGCTTGCTCTAATTCTCATAGAGAAGTCAAACCAGAGACCAGAGCAAAGATCTCTGAGATCCAACAAGAATACGCTAAACAAACCGCAGCGAGACAGGTGAAGCGCGGACAAGATAATGAGAAGCGCGCTAAAGGCGAATACGTACTACAAGAAGATGATTGGTTAATCATACCTCCAGGCGGGGATGAAGATGACGGGTTAATCTTATAGTGTACAGCGAGCATCAACTGTGATAGAATAATACTATGCAAGATTTAAATGAAATCGAAGAGTTCTTAGAGTACTATAAGGACAGGGATAACATGCCCTGCCCAGAACACGAACCTATTCGATTCGCCGCATGGGTTAGGGATTTTAGATATTATAAGGCTATGATAAAACGTGAAGATAACAAGCGCTGATAAAGTAAATGGTTGCCTACTTCGTGTAGATCTCGATAAGTGGGTCTTTCGCGTGTATGATGAGAACTATAACATTAAAGACTATGATATTATGCATAGTGATTTAGTCATTACGATTGACGACACTGATGCGTTCTTTTATGAGCGTGAAGATGGAAGATTAGTATTAGATCACAGTCCAGAAACATTAGGGAAATGATGAGTAAAGTACGCTATAGCACTAACTGGATGGGACCAATCAATAAAGCTTGGTATGAGAATCGTAACCTAGAACTTTGGACCTACTCAGCTGGGAGGATCGATGTACGTGGTGGAGATACAGGACGTTATGGAACTGAGATCGATTTAGATCCTATGACTAATGAAGACTGGTACCAGTTTAGTGAATGGTTAAAGACATTTGAAACTGATGATGTTTGGCGCCTAGAAGATTTAGTAGAACTATATGAGAGAGCCAATCCCAAGATTACGTGGTGTAAAGAATGATGGATCGTAAAACAATTTTAGAATTAGCTCGTCAAACTGGGTTTAGTATTCAATACACCAATAATGAAGAACACATTTGGGGTGGAGAATTTGAGACTAAAAAGCTTGAGTTATTTGCTGAGTTAGTTCTTAATAACGTTATAGAAACTTCAGATGACTTAACGTTTAGGCTTAGGAAACGAGCTGAGATTCGCCGTCAGATCCCATCTCGTAAATCAGTACAGAATAACGAACCTGATAGAATCGCAGATCTATTAGAAGAAGCAGCAGATGCTATTGAACATCTTGAGAAAGTAAAAGATCTACATCGAGATGCTCATCGTAAGTGTGTAGAATTATCACGTAAGGATTTTTCATGATAGTAGAGTTAAAATATAATGAAAATGGAACTTGTCACTTTGAGGCTTATGGATTCCAATCACTTCCATTTGATCTTAAAGATATGAGAGTGAATAAAGATCTATTCATGAGTTTAATTAAAACTCCAGTAGTAGGAACAGTACAATGAAACCATATCGAATTGTAGAATACACCAAGGGTATGCACACTTGGTATGAGGTAGAGGAATATAAGCCTGTGCTTTGGAATAAAGACAGATGGAAACCTGCCATGAAATTCACTAAGATGATGAATCGTGTTAGAGCTCAGTTCATGACTATCTACGAAGCTAAACAGTATGCAGATAATGAATATGCTCCTACTACTAAGAGGATTGTGTTATGATACAATTACGATGGTATCATTTAATGGAGCATGACGATCAACCGGTTTTACAGTATCGCGTAATGCAGGATACTAGTGCTTATTCTAATCCGTTTAGCGATGCACCATTTACGAAGAAGATGGAATGGAGTGAATGGCTTATGGTACCACACGTCTATGAGAAAGACTTTGATCCTGCTAAAGACGCGTACCGTTCTTTACGTAAAGGTGAATGATGAAACAAGAGATCAAACATAATAGTTGGCATATGTGGTTAGCTAATGTTGGTGTTGACAACTATGGTAAACTAAGGCCAGGTGAAACGATCGACATCTGTCAATACATTCGATTGGTATTATTTGGTTTAATTAAGGCGATTGGTGCTACGCTTATCATTATTCTATTTGTTTCGTGGGTATCATTTAGTATTGGCAATCTAATTGGTTGGTTATTCATGGACTATGCTATCGAGCCAATAGCAGTCATTGTATGGATCACGTTTGGTGTGCTAGGTGCTATAACTACTATGAGTCACCTTATCATAACGTATGATCGATACCAGAATAAACGATATTGGGCAAAGATCTATAAAGAGGGTGGCGTTCTTCCCGAAGTTAAGCCATCATTCTTATCACTAGCATATCGTAAGTTTAAAGATAAAACATGTTTTAAATTGGAGATCAAATAATGTGGGTTTTAATTCTATTTGCATATGCTGGTACATGGGCAGATTCTGATTCAGTATCACTAACATCTATACCTAACTTTGCTACTGAACAAGTATGTATTACAGCGGGTAATAAGAGTAAAGAACTCGTTAAAGGTACTAAGAAAGACCTTCGCTTTGTATGTCTAAAGGCTGATAAATGACAACACAATATTCAGGTCTTACTTGGGATAGTCAAACGTATCATAATGATCGAAAGAATTGGAAGTATTCAATTGAGCGACATGGTGATGGTTATGCCTTATATTTTGGTAGAACACCTTTTCATCATGGATATAATTTAGCATACTTAACTGAAATAACACCTGAAACAATTAATAAAATTGTGAGAGCATTGAATAAGGATAGAAAAGATAATGATTAACGTAGAAGTATATTATGTAATAGATTACATGGGTGGACAACCACGATATTGCGCTGGTCCTTTTAGACACTATAACGAAGCCTATGATCAATTAACGATAGAAAGAAACACTTATCAAAGTGGAGGCGTTAATCATAGTATCGTTAGAACATATATGCAAGGTATGGAATGTTAACACTATTCAAGAATGAAACTAACGTAGAGACTAGCATTGATGACTTACAGGATTTGATGCAGTATATGATTAAGTATGGTAAACCTAGAATATCTTATATTTCAAATGGGTGGTATTGTGGTGTTGAGATGAATACTAATACAGCTGGTTCAAGTTTTGAGGTTAAGTCAGAATTTGGGCATCCAACACCAATAGCAGCGGCAAAACAATGTCATGAGAGAATTCTAAATGCAATTAAGGCAATTACAAAATGAGTTACTGTAGATGGTCAAGTGATGCATATGGTTGTGATGTCTATGTTTATGAAGACGTCAGTGGTGGATACACTTGTCATGTGGCAGGACGTAGGATCATTAATAGGCATGAAGCACCTGATTGCCCAAGCATTTTAGATTTTCCTAGAGATAAAGACGGCAAGATTGATGATGAAAGTCTCAGTATGTTTATGAGAAGTCATACTGCTTACATGGAATGGCTAAGGGAAAAAGCTATTCGTGAACCTATTGGACTAGAACATGATGGTAAATCCTTTAATGTAGAAACACCAGGTATGATGGCAGCTCATCTATATGAACTCAAAGAACTGGGATATGCAGTTCCAGATTATGTTATTCAAGCACTATGGGAAGAAGAAAATGAAGCAGGAAGATAAGTTGGGGACTCTGGAAGAAGCCATCGAGTTTGATAAGAAAAGAAACTATCTATACTCTGATACGATTGAAACGATCAAGAATCTAAGAGATCTTCAGGGTAGTAATGGTAACTGGAACTATGATCCCTACATGCATGGAATGTATAATGGAATGGAACTCATACTAAGCGTCCTAGAAGGCAGGAACCCAGAATTCAAAGATGCTCCAAAGGAATGGGTAAGCAACATATGATGCCACATTACACTAAAGAAGTAGAATCAATCCTTGCTTGGTTAATCATATTCTGTATATTCCTAATCCCGTTAGGCCTATTCAAACTAATCGAGATCATATTATGGATAATATTTTAAAGTTCATCCTCGTTGGCATATACAACTTAATACTATTCGGAGGAGCATCTTATCTAATCATAAGCCATGACTTCAGCGCCTGGATATACCTTATTGCCTTATTACTAGCAGCCTCTTTAAGAAAAGACACAAATGAAATGAGTAATGAGAAAAGGGAAAACCTAGTCGCTATGTTCTTTGAATCATTCACTATAGGCCATAGATGTGGAAGAACTAATGAAGACGTTAGAGCGTCCTTTGACGAGTTAGAGCATAAATTTAGAGAGGAACTTAAAAAATGATCACTTGGTACTATATGAGAGATAATCACACGTTCCGTAGAATCGAGTCTTTTGATGAGAAAGAACTTAGGTACGTTATGATGGAAGAATTCCTAGAGGGCTGGACGTATGGTATGTTATGCTCTAAAGGGAGCGAAAAAATAGTCCATGCTAAAGGGCAGGAAAACTTTGAATCTTTCATTCAAGACTGTCTTGAGGTAGTTAAATAATGTTAAGTCGACTAGATCTAGAAATTATCAAAGAATGTATTCGAGACTCAATCATGCTAGACAATCAATGGATGAGAAACAATATCAATCCTGTTGATACACCTATCATGAGAGATAAAATAGATCGTAAATCAGAAGTACTAAAGCGAGTAAAAGAAAGCTTGTATCATGATATACTGTAATCGCTGTCAAAAATACCATAGTAATAAACAACTAGATATAAACATGCTAATAGAGAAACATGCTAGCGATATAGCAAATAGTATAGATCTACTAGTAATAAAAGAACTAAACGATATTACAGAGGGTGCAAGTAGCATGCGAGATTTAAAAAGCCATAGAAAAGGTGATAAAGGTGTCAAATAAACAGATAAGCAAAGTGATAGTCTATTACTCAGACGGATCATTCGAAGAACTAACGAAGCCTACGCTATGGGCGAATCCAAGTCCTTATACGTTATTCAATAATATGTGTATGGTGTGTGGAGGAGAACACGGAGCCAATATAGCGTGTACCTATCTAAGATCCTATGGCGTAGGGCAGGAAGATCCAGGCAAGTAAGCCCTAATAACCCCAGACACAACCCATTGATTCTAATGGGTTTTTTTTCGTCCAGAAATTCCTATACAAATCAACGGGTTATGCCCATATTTCACGATATAAAATAGGCCGCAAAAGTTGTTTACAGACTGTCAAGACTATGGTATTATAGCTATATTAAATCAAATAAAGGAAATAAATGACTACTAAGACTAACAACGTAATGATCAGTTTTGACAAAGCTTCTGGCAAGTTTAAGTGCTCTATTAATGGCAATAAATTTACCACTAGCAAGCAGGATTACATCGAGTACATGTTCAAGAAAATCACAGGTGTTAAGGCTACTTTTGCTGAGATCTCAGAGCAGCAAAAACCTCAGGTATCAGACAAGTTTGGTATCAATGAGCGCTTTGGCTTCGTTGAAAAGCTAGTAAACATGGTCTCCTCTGGTGTACAACCTTCTGCGGTTATCACTGGTCAGGGCGGTCTTGGTAAAACTTACACAGTTATGAAGACTCTTCAGTCTGCGGGTATCCAAGACTATAACGAAGTTATCCGCAAGTTGGCCATCGGGTCTCGTATCGATATGTCTAAGTTATATGTTACCATTAAGGGTTATTCTACTCCTAAGGGTTTGTTCAGAACTTTGTTTGAGAATAACCGCGCTGTTATCGTGTTTGACGACTGTGACAGCATCCTTAAGGATCCAGTAGCCTTGAATCTTTTGAAGGGCGCCCTAGACTCATACGGCAAACGTATTATTAGTTGGAATGCTGAGTCTTTCGGTAAGGACGATGATCTACCACGTTCTTTCGAGTTCAAAGGTAAGGTTATCTTTATTAGCAATATGGATCAAAACAACATCGATCAGGCCATCCGCTCACGCAGCATGATGATCGATCTAAGCATGACAGATGATCAAAAGATCGATCGTATGGAATTCATTGCTAAGTCAGACGAGTTCTTGCCTGAGTACACTGCTGAAGAGAAGGCCGACGCCCTAGGTCTAATCCGTGAGATCAAGGACGAAGTCAAAGAGATCAGCCTACGTACATTGATCTCAGTCACCAAGATCCGCTCAGCTAATAAAGACTGGAAAGATCTAGCAACTTATGTATTGTGTAACTAATAGGAGTTATTATATGGATTCAAAAGAGTTTGCTATAGAGTTACTGGATTCAGGTATATTAACCCCTGATGTATTATTAAACGAGTGTATACAATATATGTCTAATGATGATATTGCGGATATATTAAACACCTTAGGGTACTCAGTAATCGATGAAGAGGAATAAAGATATGTTTTCATTCTATGTAGTATACAAGACTGGTAGTAAGTATGTGGAAACAGGCCTTACTAAAAGACAGGCGCTCAAGCGATATAACGCCTTTAGTAAGTCTCTGTATCAGGACGATGTGTCTCGATTCGGGTACATAGAGGTCCACGCCTGAAAACGGCGGTTTATAATAGAGATATTCAGATGGCTGGCTACTAGGGGTTTAGTGGCGTTACTGTTGATTTGAAAGGTAGAACTGTGAATAAGAATGGACCGCTGTTTTTTAAAAAATTTTCCTACGGGAAAAATCGGCCTGAAAACGGAATGCGTACGTGGCACACGTTTGTAGATACATGCACGTATCCTGTTGATAATAGCCCTGTACAGCGGGATTGTTTTGTGGTATAATAGATCTATGGTCTATAAAGGAATATAATGAATAAACTTATTGAATACTCATTGATAGCTTGGAGTTGGAAGTGGAGAATACTTCTATCTGTATTAGTGATTATGGCTTTCTTTTCCTCCCTTGCTGATACTAATAGTTACTTCCTTGCTATATTGAATGCTATTGGTGTATATGCTATTACACAGGTTGGTGTATTGTCTTTCTGTGAGAATATGGTTAATAAGGGTATTAAGAAATTATGAGAACTAAGAAGGTAATGGATATTGCTACTCAACATCATTTGTATACTGATTATGAGTATGAGAATAAGATGGGTCCTAATGGCAAGTTTGTACGGACTCAGCATAAGACATGGGCCTTTACAGAGACTCAGTTGATTGCCTTTGCTAAATCCATTGAGAAAGAAGTACTATCTAAATATGAGATTATTGAATGAAATTATTTAAAGAAACAACTCAGGATTGGGCAGTACCTACTAAGAATCATACTTATTTGTTATCTGATAATAAGGAATGGTTATATGGTATTGTACGAGCCGGCACTAGGGATCTAGAAATGCTCTCCTCCCGCATTAAGTTTTCTACTCGTCATCGTACGTTTAAGCTAGTTAAGACTAAGGAAGATCTATGAAACTATTAAAGGCATTCATAAATAATGTTGAGGCTAGGGTTTACCTGCTCGCCGGCTGTCTGACTTTAAGTGTTCTGGCCCTCCTCTCGCCTAAAGTTTGTCTGGCCGCGCTTAACTCTATTACAAGGAAGTAATATATGTTACTGTTCTATATTCTATTAGTATTATTTGTTATTGCTGTTTATTATGTAAGACAGATTCGTAAAGGGAAATAAATGGCTTATATTAAATTAAAAACATTTTCTGGTGATAACTGTCTAATTAACTGTGATAATATTACATGTATCAAGCCAGCCGATCCACGTGGTAATTATACTGGATCTAAAGTTTATATGCCTGATGTTATGATTGAGGTAACTGAGACTGTAACTTATATTGAGAACTTGATTCTACAGAATTATCCGGTTAGTCAATCTATGGATACTTACTAATGAATATTATTGGTTATCCCTCACAGGCACAATCTGATGATTGTTTTGTCTTGACTATCGAGCACTATGATA